GCGGGCTTCAGCGATACGATCCGCCGAAGTCTGGTTCAGAAAAGCGAGCGCCTTGGCAATCACGCCACGGGTGTAGCTCTGCCCAGGGAACTTATCTTCCGGCTCACGGTTCAGGATGATCGCCGGCCCACGCCCACGCGATTGCGTGGCTGCGCGCTGGGTGTTGCCCTGCACGGCGCTGGCCGTCGATGCGGTGAACTGGTGCATCTTGGCAACGCGGATGTCGTCATCCAACGAGCCAACGTCTTCGGCCAGTTGGTCGAATTCGGCACCTTCTTCTGCCGTCGAATGACGCTGCTCGGAAACGAACATGTCAGTCAGTTCTTTCATACGCGCAGCCTTTTCGGCGCGCTGCTCGATCAGTTCTTGAATGGTTTTCACTTTGTACGTCCTAGTAATAGTAGAAACATTCCCTTTTGGGGCCATTCCCGCTACGGCGGGCGTAGAACTGCCATGCTTTTGTCCTGACGCGGACAGCATGGCGGTATCAATTGATTTGATGGCAATGATTGAAGCGTCTTGATTAGCGGGAATAGTCACCGCAGACAACTCCAGCCATTCCCAGCTAGTGAACTTAACGCCGAAGGAACCCTTGATCGGCTCGGACTTATGGGCGTTGAATCCAATGGACAAACCACGCACCAAACCAGCCTTCAGCATCTGCCAGGCTTTATTTAGTCGGGTTTTCAGGTCGCCTTCCTCATCGAAGGAGGCAACCTCGCCTTCAACCTCGATTCCCTTTTCCGTTACCCTGGCGCTGTCAATCCAGCCAATGGGATCTTTGCTGTCATGCTGCCACAGCAACGGGATGGGTAGTTTGAACTTCGCCCCACGCGGATCAACGATATCGCCCATGCGATCAGTCGATGGCGTAGAAGCAATACCACTAAACCGACGCTTACCATTGTCCGCTGCCTTGATTACAAGGGTAGACCACGCTCGCTGCATGCTTGCTCCGATTGCACTAGGTAATATCTTACCCTAATACTATAAGAATATCACCACGTCAATATGCAACCGATTATGCCCAGTGGCGCGGAAAAGTATAGGCGTAAAAAAGCCCGGCGCTTTCGCTGCCGGGCTAATGTCGTCTTTGCAACGACAGGAGGAGACTCTACTCAGCCAAGGCTTAAAGACTGATCGCGTTCGCCTGGGAATTCGGTGCCATCAAGCGTCATATTAGGCGAACTTTCGTCATCTGCCAAGGCAGAAATCAGCCTATCTAGCTTCGATTCGATACGAAGCAATGCCTGGTATATCTGCTCATCGTTCATAGAAAAAACACCTGATATCCGGGCTCCGGCTTGATTTCAGCCGGCATGACTCCGATGGCATTGGCTAGTGCGCTCATGCCGTCTATTCTGCCACGCGCCTTTTGCTTGTCGAACTTACGGGCTCCAGACTCGCCAACGACAATAGCATTGTGCGAGCACATATTAAGCACCGGATGATTGCCGTGGCGTAGTTGATTGTTAAGCAGCTTTACTTCTAACTCACGCAGCGCAGGCGTCATTGATAGCGTGCCCTGCCCGAACTCGACAAACTTATCCATTTCCCTGTCGCTGAAACCTGCCTTTTTCAGCCACGGAAGAAGAAACTTCATCAGCGCCCTATCGAAGCCAAGCAACTGAACATCACATCTATCGAAGAATCCACGCAGATATTCCGCTACGTGCTCATACTCTATGGCATTACCTGGCGTCGTCAACAAGTGCCCTTGTTTAGCCCATAGATCATAAGGCACCTTATCTTTACGGGACTTCTCGGCCAGACCCTCGGTAGGTAGCCAGAACGTGGAATGAACTCCACCAGTTTCATCAACCGCGACCAATGCCGTCAAATCGTGCACGGCAGACAAGTCCAGACCCACCCACACCTTACGCCCATCAATAGGACCAGGATCACCCGCATTTGCCTGCCAGACGGATCTGGACACAAATGGCGACGCCATCTCGACCCGCTGATTCAAGATCAGGTTTCTGAATCCTGGCTCATTAGCTGGCATGGCTAGCGCCGCCTTAGCCTGCTTCTCGACATCGACAATAGATCGAAACTTTCCAAGCGCAGGATTAGCCGCAGCCCATGCCGCCTTGTCGTCCAGCTTGCAATCTTCTGGCGCTGCGTACACATGGCACACCTCGCGAGTATCGGGAGCTGCCTTCTGTGCATCGATCCACACCGAAAATAGATCCGCGTCCGTAGGTGCCTGCGTGCTGATAGCGATCAGCAACGGGTTAGTGTAAGCACCCTGTGCCGTAGTAATAGCCTCCACGAACTTATCCGTAGGCCCATGAACCTGACCCACCTCATCGAGAATGGCAAGGATGGGCGATAGCCCGTGCGCCGTCTTACCCTCAGCAGCAAGCGCCCTATACAACACGTTGCGGGAAAGCCCCACAAG